AAAATGGGAGCACCTTTGCCATTTAAAGGTAGTAAAGATAATGGGCTCTGAAAAGCAACGGCTTGCTGCGTTAAAAGAAAAAGCTGATATTTATATCATTAACCTAGAAAATATTGTGTGGTTGACCAACGTTACAGATATGTTAGTGTTTACTAACTTTATTGCCGACGAAAGTTCTCGTTGGAAGTCACCACAAACCAAACGTTTTAAGGCACTTAAGAAGCATTTAAAGGGCTTCTCACGGCGTTTAATCCTCACGGGTACACCTACCCCTCAGGGCATGCAAGATATGTGGTCTCAGACAGGTATATTGGACCTAGGACAGCGTCTAGAGACCAGCCTTACCAAGTTTAGGGACAAATACATGACGCCCGATCAAATGAACAGGCACACCAGGGTGGTGTATAATTGGAAATTAAAGCCGGGGTGTGACCAAGTAATTCAGGACAAAATCAGTGACATCTGTTTTAGCCTGAAAGCCGAGGACTACTTAAATCTACCGGAATGTACCAGTATATACCATGGTATATCTTTTGACCCACAGGTAAGGAAAAAATACGATGAACTTAGAAAAGACATGGTCGTTGACATCAAGAAAGAAAAAATCACAGCTCCGACAGCAGCGGCACTGGCGAACAAACTGCTCCAGTTCACATCAGGAGCGGTCTATAACGAAGAGGGAGAGGCTCAAGAAGTACACCGTTCTAAGGTGGAATACCTTGAGTCGATCATGGAAGAATCTTCAAGCCCCACACTTGTCTTCTACCATTTCAAGCACAGTCTACAGAGGCTTCGGCTCGCTTTCCCGCAGGCCGTGGTGCTGGACGATGACAACATTGAAGCGTGGCGTCGTGGCGAGATTCGTATGCTACTCGCACACCCACAATCAGGGGGCATCGGGCTTAATCTCCAGTGCAACGTTGGAGACACAGCACAGACGGTCTGGTTCGACTTACCATGGAGCTCAGAGAACTACATCCAAGCGAATGCTAGGATCTACCGCCAAGGGCAAGAAAAGCCGGTTATCATACATCACCTGACAGTGTCTAATAGTATCGACGAGCAGGTGGTCAAAGTCTTGGACGGTAAAATAAATATTCAATCTGCCCTGCTAGATGCCCTAAATTTTGCATTAATATAACCATGAGAACAAAAACCAAATACAAGATCAACGCAACCGCACCTAGACTATCAGATGAGGACATTGATCCGATTGAAAAGGATGACCCCCCGTCAGAAGTTAATTCATGGATGACAGAGGGCTGGATGCCCTGGGAGCCAGAAGATCTCGCAGACATCCGGCGGTTGGTTGATGAGTTCTTACCGGCCAAGCAACGATTTATTATGGAGGCATTTTTAGATGGTCTAAACTACAAAGATGTTGGTGTAACAGAAAAATATTGGCGCTACCACTTTGCTGGCGCCATTCAATTTATAAAAGGACAGCTGGGCGTATGAGTCACTTCATTGTAGAGCATAATTATAAGGGTAAGTATGTTATGGAAACGATTTGCGGTGTGGAAGATATTGATGTCAGCCGCTTTGAAGATTTATTGGGAGTCTGGGTGTGCGACAGCATGGAGGAGCTACAGACTATGGAAAATCAAATTAAGGAGCTAAGAGATGCACGATCCAGTAAATCATCCTAAGCACTATACAGAGCACCCAAGCGGCGTCGAGTGTATTCAGATTACTGAGCACATGGACTTTAACCTTGGCAATGCCCTTAAATATATTTGGCGGTGTGACTTAAAGAAGGACGCAGTAGAAGACCTACGAAAGGCGCAGTGGTATATCGGCAGGGAGATAGCCAAGCGCATTAAGATTAACAACGCAGTAGATCCGGAGTGTGGAAAATGAATTTAGAATTAGATGATGATTTTGCAGATGAAATTACTAGAACCAACCTAGCGCAGAGCTATGTCAACGTGTCAAGGATGATGAAAAATGGCAACAACTGGCACGAAGATGACGTCGCCTCATGGGAAAAACTATTACCGGCACTAGAAATAGTTGGCGGCTGGTACAGCGTAGACTTTAAAGCCGACATTAAAAAGGCAAAGAAGGTAAAAAATGAACCCAAAGATTGATTTAGAGTCGGCGATTATGTTAGCGTGGCAGACAAGTGACGACCTTGAACTACTGTTTAAGTACCACGGTGACAACCCAAAACCGATGACAGAGGACGAAGTAAGTAACGCGGTACTAGGTATCAAGGTGTTACATGAAATGCGTATGGAGGCATTACTGGATACCTACTACCGTAAAATGGAATTGAACCAGTACTGCACAGACCCAGAAAAGTTAGCAGCACGACATAATTTGTTTGGCGATATAGATTATTTAAAACCTAAGAAAGGAAGTAAAAAATGACAGAAGAAACTAAAGTAGTAGACAGCACCCTAGATAACGAGATTTTGACATTTCAATTTACAGTGGCGGCAATCAACGGCCTCCTGCAAATTTTAGGTCAGGCCCCGTTTATTGCCTCCGCAGGATTCATTAACGACATTCAGCGACAGGCTGGCCCCCAGGTGGATGAGTTAGTGGCAAAAAAGGAAACAAAAGATGAACCTCAAACAGCTACTGCGTAACGCAGGCATCAGCAACAACATCATCAAGGAGGTCGAGCGCAAGGCTAAACAGACCACCGAGCAGATGGAGCAGGAGCACCAGGAAAAAGCCCTGGCGATGACCAAGATGATGCTAAACGATGCTCTAAGATATCGTAAAGAGCACGGGGCCAATACCCCGCCGTCCAAACCAAAAAAGACGATCATCATCCCAGACTAGGGCGGTTTTAGGCAATAATTTGCATTATTATATATAGGAACGTCGTGAGACGCCCCTATCTACCCTAGCCTTAAAAAAGCTACAGGTTGCCGGACACCTGCATAGAATCCGGCGTTTTTTATACACATCACACACAACATACATAGAAAGTAACAAAATGAATCCATTCGAACTACGTTTTTCCGTATTTAACACAGCAAAAGACCTCATGGTTAAACAGCATGAGGCCAACATGGCGACATGGGAAGTGCTCAACAAGACATCCAAAGAGGCTGTAGAACTCGCTCCAAAGTTCCCAACAATGGAAGAGATCATCGACAAGGCTATTGAAATCAATACTTTTGTAAGTGGTCAGACAACCAAAGAACTGACAGGCTTAGTCAAAAAGATGTCAGGCGTTTCAGTAATATTTTAAGTAGTACTGCTAGGCAAGGTGTGACCGGAGGCATCGGCACTTAATATCACCAGACCCGTAGGTAACCAACTCCAAGATTGGGATTTCCTGCCTAGTTCCAATACGCATGATGATTGGGTTATAAAGATCGGTCACACAGAATGAAGTCGCGCTCTGGGTTCGAAACCAACGTGTACGGCTGTTCAACCCGATTGAGACCAGCAGTTCGCCACTGTAAACAGTCATCAGCCGTATTGGTAAATCGAGGCCACCCGGTGTAACGGGGAATCGTAGGGTTGGATAGGATTGATAAGCCTCAACCCAGCCCGTTACCAATTCTTTACAATAAACAGCGAAAACTTTACAATGGCAACTAAACCCGGACTCTACGCAAACATCCACGCCAAAGAGGCACGCATAAAAGCTGGCTCAGGCGAGAAGATGCGCAAGCCTGGTAGTCCGGGTGCCCCAACCAAACAAGCATTCGTTGAGTCTGCAAAAACAGCAACAATGAAAAAAGGTGGCGGTGTATCCCTGGCAATAGGACGCGGTGAAAAGTTACCAGTATCTAAAGGCGCTGGCTTAACAGCAAAGGGTCGTGCTAAGTATAATGCCGCGACCGGCTCAAATTTAAAGGCACCACAGCCAGAAGGTGGTGCACGTAAAGATTCATTCTGTGCAAGAATGTCCGGCATGCCCGGCCCAATGAAAGACGAGAACGGCAAGCCAACTCGTAAGGCAGCAAGTTTAAAAAGGTGGAAATGTGGCAGCTAAAAAAACAGCATCAAAGTATGACCCGGCTATGTGTCAGCGCATGATAGAGCTAGGAAAACTTGGGTCATCACAAAAGATGATCTGGAGCGACCTAGGTATATCTAAGACAACGGCAGAGTCATACAAAAAGAGTCACCCAGATTTTGCCGAGGCGCTCGACATGGCGCTTGTACACTCACAGGCACACTGGGAGCGTGAGCTCCTGGCAAACATTGAAAACAAGGGCTACAACAGCCGTCTTGCAGAGATCGCCCTACGTGGACAGTTCCAACAGGATTACAGGGAGACCCGTGATACTAAGGTAGACGTCAAGGCAGAGATTAAGGTAGACTTCAATAAAGAGATTGCAGATTTGATTGCCGCCCTAAAAACCTAATTTTATTTATTTTCAGTT